AAATGGAGAGTAAGCCGTTCTATATTACGTATCCAAACTGACTTAATTTTAAATCCCATTAGTGAGACACATAGAAATGTAATAGCTGTTTATCATCATGGTAATAAATATCTATTTACGATTATGGATATTACAAAAATCATAGAAAACGCATTATTGAATTCTACGAATATGGTTTCTTCTCCTATATCTATAAAAAATCCATATAATAACATCCCTTTCCCTAAGTCCGTCCTATATAACTTATATTTTCAACTGAAAACCCGGGATTTTATATTATCGCCTGTATTTCATAGTTATTTCCTATGTAATTTTAACCTTAAACGGTTTAAACTAGAGAACGAAGTGATGATACGAGAGTCGGCTATTGCTCGCTATTTATCAGCTAGTAATCAGACCACATTAGTGAGTGAAATAAAGGCGATGTTGAAGTGGTATAATGGTAGATGTGATTCAGGGTTCTCTATTATTATAAATAAAGACTTTCCAAAAGATAAACTTGTTACTGCAATGAAACCTTACCTAATACATTATTTGAAACATATTTATTCGTTGGATTTAAACGCTCAATACTATAATGAATATCGGTTAGAAGATAAGTTACATGAATTTATCACTAAGTTTCCTCTTTTTGGCTGTAAGGTGAAAAAGCGTATTGAAGGGACGGGTCGTTGGTCCATCACTTTTCACGAAAAAGGTTTGCCATTTAAACCAGATATTAATATGTATAAACATTATGACACATGTCATTTGGAATATGAATCTATGACCGAAGACGAGAATGAAAACTACGAAGAACGCTGGGCGCATGATTTTGTTAGTGTTTATGCAAGTGAATCTAATACAAGCCGTGTTATACGACATAATCATGAAACCAACGAAATAGTAAATGAACATATTGGTAATTTAAATCCAGAGCAAGTGGTTGACCTTGCTTTTATGAATAATGATTTACGTATACGGTCGCCTTCCACAGAAAGTAGTTTACGGTCGTCTATGTCTATAGATAATGAAGTTATCATGGATTTGCGGGATGGGTTAGAAGATGGGGAGGAAGAAGACGCTTAGTTAGGGGGAACCACCGGTTCCCCCTCAAACCCCCTCCCGCCCTTCGGGAAGTAAAGTTCCTTACCATTTTCGGTAACGGCGTTATTCGTAGGAAATTCCTTAAAAATATTCTGGGCTCCGAAGGAGTCCGGTGGATACTGCTGCCTAATCCAGGTCCTTACCATTTTTCGTAACATGTTTTAAAGATGAAAACTCACATAAATATCCTGGGCTGCGAAGGAGTCCGGTGGATACTGATGCGCTTAGTTTGTTATTTATTATTTTTGTTAGATAATAAATATCTTTCGTGTCAGCATCATCCACCGGACTCCTTCGGATTCCAGAAGTTATTTAATAAATTTTCTACCAATAACTTCGATACTGAAAATGGTAAGGAAGTTTACTTCCCGAAGGGCGGGAAGGGGTTTGAGGGGGAACCGGGGGTTCCCCCTATTTCGTGTGGATTTATGCAGACGTTGTCGCATAATAGTAGTCGTTATTAAATACAACCTTGTTCTTTATACTTCTACTCATTTTAGCAGCGCTTATATTTTCTTCTACGGCTGCCTTTGCTATACTATCCCATATACCAATTCTTTCGTCATTGGATATTAGCCGTTTCTCTACTTTTTTCCCAGTGGACGACGAAATAGTCTTAGGTTTATTTTCCTCTTGTTTTAATGATATCCCATAGTATCCTTCGTTTGACCCCGTATCCGCCCAAACTGTTGCCTTAAGTGCATAATCACAGTCATTTAAATAGTCTTTTAAATCTTTCATGTCGTTTTCTGAACAAGGTTTATCCAGAGTAGTTTTCCATTTTTGATATTCACTTAATAGAGTAGAGTTTAGAATTTTACCACTGGGTGAAAATCTACATACTTGAAACAAAAATGTTTCCACAGTACTATTTTCCTGTTTTTTTGTATATGTAATATCCTTTAATTTAACTCCAACATAACCATGAACGTTTTGGCTTTGATGTGATATTCTCGCTGGTTTAAACCTTGTATCTAAGTAGGTCTTTAATGCATGGAAGGTTTCCTTCTTAGGTTTTGTTTTAGACCATATGCGGAATTGTCCTTCCATAGTTGTAGATGCTTCTTGAACGTCAGGACGGACTATACACATCTTACTTATGAATTCTGCGAATTTTGGTGTGAGCTCATCTTCTGGTAATGTGACATTTTGAAACACAGATTGTGCTTCTGTTCTTGCCACATCAATAGATGTCTTCTGTTGGTCAACAACTTCTTGTAATTCGTTAATCTGGACGGCTCTTGATGCCATAGTCTCCTTATATTTTGCGAGTTGTTCTTTTAGTTCTAGGTTTTCCTTTTGTAACTCGTCGTTTTCTTTCATGATACGATTGAAATTATCTATACTGTACGTTTTTGAATGTATAATGTCTTTAATGTGTTTGGTAAGCTTTTCTATAGTGAAATTGGCGGTATCATACGATATAATCTCTGTTTTCACTTTACCTCCTACAGTAATAGTACGTATTTGCCTTTTAATTTTAGGATAGGCTTTGATAAGGTTCTCTATTTCTACTTTATTTTGAACGCGAAATGCTTGAACTAGGATGAAATTTTCGTATTTCTTACGGTGGTCAAGTATCCTTGTGGCGAGGTCATTTGTATGCCCAAATTTAATAAGGTGTTCGTTTGCTTCGTTAGTATTATCTATAGTTCCGAAATAGATACATTCTGTGTTTAAGGGAAATTGGGTTATTATGGCTTGCTCTACCGCGCGTTGTTTTTCTTTTTTTAGTTTGGCATTTTCTTTTTCTGTTGTTTCTTTAATTTGGTTTATAATAGTGTCTTTTTGTTCCAATTGGAGACGTAGTTCATCGGTTTCTTCTTCTACGATTTGATGTAGGACTTCTTCCATTTTCATATAATATTCATGTATTTCTGTTGCTTTTTTAGTTTGTGCCTTTAAACATAGCGATTTGAAACATTTTATAGTTAACAGGATAATCTGGCGGTTTTGGCCACCATTCTGTTTTGGTTTTGGCGATGTTTCTTGATTAGAATCTGAAACAAACGTATTTTCTAGTTCAAAAACCGCTCCCGCAACTTCGGGACCAGTTTTATAATCAACGTCAATGATAAAATTTTTTTCTAATAATGTTTCTGCTTTTTGTTTAGTAGAAAATCCTAACCATCTCCATACATTATCCAAATCTACTACGTAATCTATATTTTTGTCATAATTTAGATAGCAATAAAAACTACTTACAAATAATTGTTGTTCGAATCCACTAAAAGTTTCCTGGATTTTAATTAATAACTTATTATTATACGTGCTAGAAAGCTTTGATATGGGGTTTTTCTCGATAAGATCTACGATATTAAAATCGGTCATCTTATCATAATTAAAATTGGTGTTTCTTCTTTAAGTCCTTTTCTACATTAAACGTTTTTCAAAGCGGTTTTGTCAAAGCGGGTGTTTATTGTTTAAAACCGCTTAACCTTGAGGTTAAGCGGTTTTTTGTTACCATTATCGTTTGGTAATATTTTTAAATGTTAAAAGAAAGTTTTCTCGGTAAGGGAAGTATAATTTTTGCTTTGGGATAGCCCAAAGCAAAGATTCGCATTGTTATCGTTTGATAATATTTCACAATATTACAAAAACGTTTTTTCAGGCGGGGAAGGGTATCACCATTTATTCTTCTTCACATTAATCGCAGGACCGCTTCTCTTCTTAGCTTTGCTCGGGTCGTAGGCTTCATCTTCATCATCAGAACCCATATTCTTAGATATTTCCCAGAATTCTTTAGATCCCAACTTGAAATCCGGGTGGTCTTGTGCCTTATACCAGAATATTTGGTCATTCAGTTTGTTGGACTTGGCATTGTTATTTATGACCAAACATTCAAAATTCTCAGTTGTCTGGTCCATGACTGCACAAAAGGACTCAAGTGTCGGAAACATACTCGCATAGTTCTCCCAGATCCTTTTGCGATTTACCAGGTAAGGTTCTCGCAAAATAAAAACATAATCTATGTTGGTTCTCAGGTTGGGAGGAATGCCCAACGGATATTGCATTGTGATGATTAACATGACCTTCCAATGGCGTCCATTCATAAATAGTAAACGCATCATCTTATCACGAGTCCATGATTGGTCATACAGGCAATCATCCAAAATAACAAAAGTTCGGGGGTCTATGGTAGTACGACGATAAGTCTCAATCTCCTTATTGACTTGCTTTAAGACAGTCCTTTGCCTACGTAAAACGTTCTCAATCAACACAGTATTATACTCATCATGAATAAATAATTTGGGAACATGAGCTGAATAGAAGCCATTACCTGCTTCTGTTCCTGATATAACCGTGCCGATAGGAATATCCTGATGGTAAAAGAGTAAATCTCTTACTAAATAAGACTTACCTGTGTCACGGCGACCAATGAGAACCACAACAGGACCTTTATTCTCATCTGGCTTAAATGTAATTGAGCGCATATCAAACTTCTTTAGTTCCAAGGTCATACCAGAAGCTTTAGAAAACTAATATAATATAGGAATATTTGGAAAATTCAATATAATACGAAGGGGAGGGGGAAACCAAGGTTTCTTCAAAGATCGCTTCGCGATCTTAAGGTGCGAGACCACATAGCGGTCTCTGACCCCCTTACCCCCGTCCTTTGTCAGATTAGGGGGAACCCCCTCCCGCCCTTCGGGAAGTAAAGTTCCTTACCATTTTTAGTAATGGCGTTATTGGTAGGAAATTCCTTAAAAATATTCTGGGCTCCAGGTGAATACTGCTGTGTCAGATAGACCTAGATATTTACAACCAGTTATAAAAGTAAAGGAAGGGGGTAAGGGGGAAACCTTGGTTTCCCCCTCCGTTTGTTACCTTGGAATATTTTAGGTAAATGACTTATATACTTTATGAATAGCCCAGCGATTCAAATTACTAAACCCCCTGCTTTAGACATTTCTAAGC